TCATCTTCGCCTTTACCTCTAGATTCTATTGCAAGGTTTACGTAATCTACATCAGCTTGAGAAAACTCTTTATTATTAACATAATGCTCTTTTGCTCGCTTTTCTCTCTTTTTCTTCATAATGTAGTTATAATATATCACAGAATATAAAATTAATCAATAAAAAAATGCATTTTCTTTATTTTTATCTTTACATCTGTTGACAAAGTTTGTATAATAGTATAGTTCAATACAAAGACCACCAGGACTCAGTAACGGTCCCAAGGGTTCTTTTTCTTTTTCTTCTTTATTTCTTCAACCTCATAAGGTTTGCTAAAGTCGAAGTCCACATCTTCAAGTTCTTCTTCTTCATTAGTAGAATCAACTACAGGAGATAACAACTTAAGGATTTCATTTATTTCCTCTTTTGGAAGTATTAAAGACATCATGTGATAAAGACCGAATTGAAAGTAATTGCGCCTTAACATTGTTGATGCTTCGTGGCTCGAAACTATTGAGGAATCTCTTAGGAATACAGGTTGAGATATTTCAGTCATACACCATTGTGTCAGTCGCATCTTACCTTCTTCTAAATTTATTTTTACTGGATTAATAACAAAGATAACTTCTTGGTCTAAATCATAATCAACCTCTTCTGCCATAATATAACTACCATCGTTTAAATGGTAACAAAAGATTGACGCGTCTTCTATTTTACTTTTTTCGAATGTTGTCATAGTGGTATCTCGTGTGTTTGAAAATTAAACTTCTCCTTAGCATATAACTTGATTCTATCAATAGCATGATTTAATGTATAATTTTTTCTCGTTTTCCACGAAATGTCATCAGCTATATCATAAATTGTAGTCATTTGATTATTATCTGCTTTTCTTAATCCTCGCCCTATCGATTGTAATACTCTTATTTGAGATTTAGTCGGTGAAGCGAATATTATATTATGTAGATTTCTTATATTTATACCAGTCGAAAAGGTCCCTACACTAGCCACGATAATAGCATTATTTTCTTTCTCGGTTAACTCACGAATTCTTTCTCGTTCATCAGCCCCCACTTCACCAGCTACAAAGAAAACTTTTCTTCCTTTGGCTTTTTCACTTATATCTTTATATAGGGGTTTACCATGTTTAACCACATAGTTGTATAAAACTAAAGTATTACCTTTTTGGTCAAGAGCTAGATTTCTAATAAATTTATTTCTACCTTCATGCGTTACTAACCAATCTATTTCTTCTTGGTATTTCTTTTTACCAAACCCCTTTCTAACTTCATCACTATATTTAATTACTAATGCTTGTATTTTCATTTGAGCTAAAGTATCTGAATCCATTAGAGCTCGAGTTGTAGTTACCTTATAAACCGGCCCGAAGCACCCTTCTAAAACTAACTCATGAACTTCTGACCCGTCCAGAGTTCCTGTGGTTCCTATTCTAAGCCATGCATTTCTTAATTTATCCATTATAGTTGTTAAAGACTTAGCTTTAAAATTATGTGCCTCGTCTCCAACTATCATTTCAAATTCTTCGAACCATGCCGGAGGTAATTTATAAACAGATTGCCAAGTAGATATAATTACTCTTTGGTCAATATTAATCTTTTCTTTACCTGAATATATTCTATGCATTGAATCTTCATCAAACCATTTATCATTCATTGCATAGTCTAAAAAGTCTTTATACATTTGTTCTACCAATGATGTAGTAGGTACAATGATAAGACATTTTTGTTCAGAGTTTTCTAAGAACCATCTAATAAGTATGTAAATAATAAGAGACTTACCAGAACCCGTAGGGGATATCAACACCGCCCTTTGATTAGAGAGAGCATGTTTGACGGCATCTATCTGGTAGTCTCTTGGTTCAATCTCATCACCACCTACAGTAAGAGGTAGCTCTTTGATGAACTGGTCACAATCAGTAACCACTTTGTCTGTAGCAACGTCAGAAGCCATATCGACTTCATAATTTCTTTCTTCAGCAAATCTTAATACATGTTCAAGTAATCCATAAGGAAGCGTTTGATTTCTTGAATTAAATAAACGAATCTTTCCGTCCCACAATTTATTCCTATAAGCAGGCATAAATTTATAACCTTCAGCATAGAAGGTAAAACGTTCTCCGAGTTCTCGCAATGAACCAGAGTCATTTGATTGTATCACTAAAGATACTTCGTCTTTTTTACGTACCTGAAACAAACTTCTTCCAATCTATAATATTTTTAACATGGGTATGTCTCCAGCGAATAGTACCCATTATTTCTTCGAGTACATTACTTATTGCTTTTTGATATTCTATCTTTTGTTTGATAGTAGTAATATCTTTATCGGAGTCATAATAAAATTCTAATTCTGACTTCAGTGGTTTAGTGCTACCATTAAATGGGTCATATGCCCAACCTCTTTCGTCCATTTGTTGTTTGGTCATCTTACCAGTGAAGTATAACCATTTATCTTTCTTTAACGAATTTAGGTCAGCATCTAACTTAGCTAACTGAAGACGATTCACATTTACCAGTTCTAAATACTTGGCATGAAGTTTTGATGTTTTCTTAGTCTCGTCATCTAATGCAAGGTCATCTATTTCACAATCAACCTTCCACATTTCCATAATCTTATCAAGTGTCATATAATATATTTATACTTTATTTTATAATAGTAAATCTGTCGTATCTAAATGTAATATCTGTTTGTAAAAATTCTATGTCTGAGTTTTGTGTATCAAATTCTACTCCACCGATTGAAACTGGGAATACATTAGAAAATCTAATCTGTTTATTTAATGTATTATTATTACTTAAAACAGATAGAACCATATCGTGTACTTCTATCTTTGTTTCATTCTTAACCATCCAGTTTAATAATTCGGTATAACCTTTCATATCTTCATCAACAGCCAATCTCATTGAAAGAGAATCGAAAGATAAAGTTTCACCTGGAACATAACCCTGAGCATTCTTATAATTAATTTGTGTCTCGCCAAGATTCACTGAAGGCATTGAAAATTGAGTCACAAAAAATTCGGTATTAGCAAACTCATTCCGATTAATAGTTAATCTAAAACCGGTTGGTGCTAATAAGTTTAAATTTGTAGTTAAGTTACTATTACTCATATTCTTATTTATATAAAAAAAGGGCCCTCTTTTCAGAGAGCCCTTAGTAAAGATTTATCTATTCGAATTAACCTTCGAAGTTGATATCTCTAACTTTAAACTTGCGGTAATACTGATTACCTGCAGAAGTCGTTCCTGCGGTGCCAAGAGTGGCAGCGAATGGATTCGCTACGATTCCGTAACGAGTCTTAAATGCCATTTTTGGTTGGAATGTAGTTTCGTCGATCGCACGAACCATTGTTAACGGAACGTAAGGGCAATAGAACATACCAGCATCAAATGGGTTTGTTCCTTTATATCCTACAGTTGCGTAATCAACAGTTGCATATGGGTCAACGTATACTTTCATTCTTCCGTTAAGAATACCTGCGAATGTATTTCCAGTATCGTCTACGTTCAAGTTAGCAGATAGTGCTGGAGTATAATCCAATGAACCAGCTGCTGCAAGAGCAGATGCTACGTTAGAAGAACAAAGAACGAAGTTCCCTTTACCTCTACGTGTATCTTTTGCAATCTGATTCGCCTCAACTTCTAATTGGAAGATAAGAGACTTGAATTTTTCAACTAACCAACGACCGTCAGCGTCTGCTGTCAATGAGAAGATACCTGTTGATGCACCGGCAGACTCATCGATGTTAGCTAGACCGATTCTTGCATCGTGAACGATGTTACGAATCACTTCACGGTTGATTTCAGCCAAGATTTCAGCTGAAAGGATGTTAGCCAATTCTGACTCTGCATCCAAACCATGAACTGCTTTAAGGTCTTGAGCAAGCTCCATTGAGTACTCAGCCTTTAGCTGTCTAGTTTTAGCAGTTACTGTTGTTCTGTCGATTGAGAAACCAGCAGCGTTGAAGTTATCACCTTCACCAGTAGCTAAATCAGCTCCACCTGCAGGTTGGTAGTTGGCATTAGTACCTCCTACGTTGCCGGCACCGAATGGTGAGTCAGATGTTGGTGTTGTACCTTTAGATGAGAAAGCTGTGTCAGCTTCGTCAAATAAGATTTCAGGTGAGTCAGATGTAACTGGTACAGTTGTTGGGTCATTTCTACGAGCTTTGAGCGCGAAGATTAGTCCGGTTGGTGCTGACATAGGCTGAACACCAGCTACGTCATAAGCAATAAGGTTAGGCATTGCACGTCTAACCATAGAAATAAGAATTGGGTCGAAGGCTGTTCCTACGGCGCCAACTCCAGCGGAAGAGGCTACAGTGTCTTCTGTCAATACACCAGCTTGATGAGCTGCATTCTCACGAAGAGCTACTTCTGTGTTTTCCAAAAGTTTTGCTGTAACCGCTTTACGATAATTATCTTTAATAGCAGGAGCTGACTCGTGGTCGAGTACTGCACCCCACTTTTTGATATCTTGTTCTGCGTTTAGCATAATAGTAATTCCTTTTTAATTGTTGGATTATTTAGTAATAAATGAACTGTTTTTCTCAAGGTTACCTAGAGCTGATACATATCGAGCCATATCGGCAGGAATAGTTTGTTTCTGCTCTTCTGAGGTTCCCTCTACTACTACTTGAACATCACCAGATGCTTGAGTAGATTCTTTAATTTCTTCCTGTGAACCAGAGAAGAAAGTTTCCTTAACTGTCTGAACTTTTTCAGTGAATGCTTCTTCACTTTCAAACTCAGCGCCATCAAGTAGATGATTGAGTTTTTCAACTTGTGTAGAAGTTAAGTCTTGAGAATTTTCACGAATGATTTTCTCACGAAGCAACTCATCGAGTTTTTCCTGTAAGTCTTCCTTATCAGATTCAGCTTGCTCTAAAGCGCCATCCATTAATTTAACCTTTTCATCTAACTCAGAGACTAAATCTCTTTTAGCTTCAGGTACATCAATGTAAGACTCTGTAAATAGAGTTTGCAATCCAGTAATGAATTTTTCAGTGATTTCTGAACGAAGTTGTGATTCAACAACATCTGAATTTTCTTCAATCCAGTTTTCGACTACATAGCCTAGATAGTTGTCAATCTTTTCTATTAGAGTTTCACGAACAAATGTTACTTCCTCTTGCAAGTCAGCACTGAATTGTTCTTCTAATTGAGTTCTGATATCATAAACTTTGTTAGCAATAGCTGCTTCAAAAACAACTTGAGCTTTAGTTTTGAAATCTTCACTTAGATTAGAATCAGCTTGTACCAATAAATCAACTTCTGATTCAAGGTCAAATGATTCGTCCATAGATTTAGCTTTCATCATTTCTTTCTTCAAGTCGTGATAACTTGCTTGCAGAGATGATTTCTTTTGAGACTTAATCATTTTATAAGCTGCTTGAAGTAAGTCACCCTTATTAAGATTCTTGGCTGCATCAGCTGATTTTTTAGCAACTGCTGCGGCTTCATCACCTTCTTTTTCACCATCGACTTCTTCTGATTTTGTAGAGTACATAGCGTGAAGTTTATCAAAAGCAGCTGTTAGCTGAGACTTTTTCATACCCTTCATTTCTTTATACATTTGATTCAGAATTTCAGCTTTGGTTTTAGGGGCTTCTTCTTCCTCTTCATCGTCGTCGCCTTCAACTTCCTCGTCGATTTCTTCTTCGTCATCGTCGTCTTCGTCTTTAGCTTCTTCGATATCTTCTTCGTCTTCGTCGTCCTTTTTGGCTTCGTTGACTTCTTCTGTGTCGGACTCTTCTTCAGTATCTTCTGTACTTTCGTCGAGTTCAACTTCTTCTTCTTGGCTTTCACCTAGAAGAGTCTTTAAGACTGTTTCAGAAAGACTAGTTTCTTGTGTTGAATCTTCTGCAGTCTCCTGCTCCGTTTCTTCAACAAGAGTATCTTCTTGAACGTCTTCGATTTCTTTAGTATCTTCTGACATATCTTGTGTCCCTTGTTTTAACTATTATAGTTTGGAGAGGAAATCCGCAAAGATTCTTTCTTGTGCTTCAGTAATCCGCCTAAGAGGTGTCTTTTGAATTTCAGTCTCATACTTTTCAATTTGTTGAGGTTTTAAGATTCCATTCTCCCAAACCCATTCTACACCTTCCATTATGCCATCTACGAAGGCCTTTGGTGCGGAGGGGTCTTGGACAATATCAACAGTTGAAAGAATATAATCATCTTTCACGTAAGTTTTATTATCTTTTTGTTCAACAGTTCCCATACCACGACTAGAAACACCTAACTTTACTCCACCTTCCATAAGTCCTTTCACGATTTTCCCCATCGGTGTGTCAAGTATCAGTGCTCTTCCAACAACATTATTACCCTCAAATTTGAGATTGGTAATTTTGTGTGAAACTTTATCTAAGTTAATTGTAGGTCCCGTCGGGTGGTCTAATTCACCAACCGCTCGGCCTGTCTTAACTTGCTCCGTAACGTACTTTTTGACCGCTTCGGCCAGTACTTCTTTCGGATAAATTCTTTTGTTACGATTTTCTGACTCGCTTTGCATAAACACACCTTCGATAAAGACGTTTTTCTTTCCGTCTTTTTCTTCAGTGAGATAATCGAGTCTCTCGTCTGTATGCTCAGTTATTAGTAACATTGTCTTCTGCTTCCGTTTGATTGAAGATATCTCCAGTCATTTTAACTCTTTTCACTTCGAGTGCATCCTGTAATTTATCTTGTATCGCGGAACCAAACGCCTGTTGAGCGACTTCTTTATCATCAGTCACTATGGCGTTAAATAGTTGTTTCGTTGATTCAGTCATAATCTCTATTTATAATTTAGTGTTTTTTGAGAGTTTTACATCTCATCTTCATCTGGTGACTTTAATATACCAGCTTTTATTTCACTATCAATTTCTTTATCCATTCTATCAATATCTTCATCATTCTGATGTAAAATATTATTTCTTAACCATTTAACTGAATAATATTTACCAACTAACTCTTGGAAGTCATTCGCCATGGTTAAGCGTTCTTTCATTATCTCAAATCCTTTTAGTTCGGAGAAATAATTATCTTCGAGGTAATCGATATTAATTTTTTCAGATATTTCAGGCCACTCTTGAGGAGTTATAATACCTTTTAATATCAACTGAACTTTAAGGGCATCAAAGAATAATTGTGAAAATCTTTTTCTAATTCTATCAATGAATCTTTGGAACTTAACTTCGTCTCTAGAGATTTCAGTAGCTCTTCCAAATGTATATTGAGCATCATCTTCTAATCTACTAACAGGAACATTCAGAGCTCTGAATAGTTTCTTTTGAAAATAGATTACGTCTTCGATTTGACCAAGGTTATCTCCACCCGGCAATGTAGTAATTTCAGTTCCTCTACCACCTTCTCTACGAGGTAAGTAGAAATCTTCTAACATTGACATATGTCTTCGGTCATCAGTAATCTCTCCAGTCTTAGCATCATATACTAATTTGTTACGATATTTTGCAACAACATTTTGTACATATTCTTCTGCTTTATTCTTTGGAAGGTTACCTACATCGATATAAAAAATTCTTCGCTCAGGAGCTCTGGATACTCGATAGACCACCAGAGAGTCTTCCATCATGCGTAATTGGTTTACCAGTTTAATGGCTTTGTGAAGATGTGACACGACTCTTTTACGACTCGGGTCAGTGATACCTGAGTTCGCAGTAATGATAGATTCTTTAGCAATCTTGACACCACTGATGTTTGCATTTTTGCCTGATGATTTTGAGACATATTTTTCTGAGTAGACATAGTATTCATTTACAATTTCTTCGTATTCTACTTTTGTTTTGGGGTCAGTTTTCTTTTGAACTTCTTTTACCTTTGTTAAGGCTAAAGGTTCAATCGGTCGAAGTTCTACAATACCCCTTTTAGGATTTTTGTCATCAATGATAGTTTGAAAGTAACATCTACCATCAACATACCAATCTCTAAAAATTTCAGAAGCTCTTAAATTAAATTTTAACAATGCTAGAATATTATTAAATTCTTCTACCATCTGTTTCTTAATTGAATCTGATTGCGGTAATTCATCTACAATCAATTCAACGGGAGCTGATTTATCGGAATGCGCAATTGCTTGGTCTACAATATCACTAACTGCCGCATCACACTCGGGCTGACGAGAAGCTTCTCGATATTTTAAAATTAAATCGTGTTCCGAATCAGAACTTGTGCCGTCCATGTCAATGTATTGACCATAGAAAGCTCCAGTTGCATTTGTGGTAACTGAAATACCACCAATGTCATCATTATACGGGATAGGCGAGATTTTTACTTTTTTATCTTCGTCTGTTCCCGCAACTTTTCGCGTTATGTTGTAACCAAATAGTTCCATAATATATATTTATAAGAAATAGAGTTAGGGCGACGAGGAAAAAAATCCTCGTCGCCTCTCTATTTAAATGTTAGGTTGTAACGTTGGCTGACTCCCAGTATTGGTAAGCGAACTCAACGGTATATTCTGCCAAGGCATCAGTTGTTTCATAACTTAAATCAACTGCGCCAAGGTTAACAGGGAATGCTCCACGAATGGTGCATGATTTGATAACATTGTCATTTCTGTCCAATTGCTCAACCAACAAGTCTGCTTGGTAATCGACTGGATTGACCAATCCTGTACCTGCAGCGTGTTCATTGATACCATTCAGCCATCTCTCGAAAGAGTTGCGAACAGTCATACCTGATTCTTGGATAATTGTTGCTGTCCAATTCTCAAAGGTACGGTCTCCAGCAATCTTTAATTGACGACCTCTGAAAGGTATATCAATTTGAGCTACCACTGAAGAGGGTAACTGAGCAGCTTTACACATGAATGATGTTAACTCACTATCACCCTGAGCATAGCCAGGGAAATTGATAGTACAGCGGAACAGGTTTGGTCTTGCTCCACCGCCTGTTAATTTCGATTTAAAATCGTCTACTCTAAATGTTGCCATATCTATTAATCCTTTCTATTATTTATACATTCCCAACGATTTCGCTAAACTCAACTCCTGTGCGTGTTGCAATGAAGTTAAGAGTAATGAAGTTAATGGAACGTGCTGGTTTAATGTAGATATCCGCAACGAATCTGTTAGAATCGATTACTTGTCCAGTATTATTAGTTTCATCACAAACTACTAAGAAGTCTGTAATTCCACGTCTACCTTGAACATCTCTCAAGAATGGCTCAACTAAGTTTCTGAATGAAGCTCTTGTGAACTCATCATTCAACTCAAAGAGTTGGAACTTAGCGGCTGTTGCTATAGCTTTCTCAAGGGTAATGAATAATCTACGTACATTAATTCTATCGAAGGCTGATGGTTTAGCTTGTAGAGTTTTATCTCCAAACAACACTGTACCTTGGCCAGGGAATGTGACTAGAGGATTGATTCCTGCTTTATATAGTTCATCTCTATCGGCTTTCTTCGGATTATATGCCAACTTAGTGACACCTCGAAGTTGTCCTCTATTGAACCCACCAGGTGAGAACCATGGTTGAGCAACTTGGTCAGTATTAGCACAAAGACCGGCTAAGTGACCTTGAGTTCCGATATAAAGGAACTTATCATTAAACTTATCGTATACATAAACTGCAGTTGAACCAAGAACTCCATAAGAATTTCTAGGTGTGATTGCAGCTTCTGTTGATTGTAAGAAGTCTAACACGTTAGTCAAAGGAGAAGTCGTATTAACTGTGTCATCAATAGATGGGGTGATAAATGCTACCGCATCTTTTCTCTGTGTTGCTATTGATAATACTTTATTAGCTAATGTTGAGTTTCCGTCTGTATCTGCTTCTGTGAAAAGTAAATTTACATCTACGGTTTCTGAATCAGCGAATTCTTCAAGGGCTGTAACGACATCACCATCTGTTCGAGATGATGCATCTACTCCGCCACCTAAATCATATTTACCACCTTCTTTACCAGCGTCTTGAGCATAAACCCAGTTAGAACCTTTATTAATCACTTCTTTGAAATAATTATTAGTTCCGTCAGCTTTTCTACCAGATGGGCTATCACTTAAGAATGACCATCTTTCTACTTCTGTTTCTACATTACCATTACCGGTTAAAGCATCGGCTGTAGAAGTGATAAGAACGTGAACTTCGCCATTACTTGGTGTATTGTCGAATTGAGCATTGGCTAATGTAGAAGCTCTAGTACCAGTACCAATTTGTAAGGTCTTAGCATTTCCACTATTAACAACATATACATTAGTATCATTACCTAGAGCTCCAGCATATCTTGAATAATATCCTGCTCTTAGCGAAGCTGATAATGAATCGAAGTTATCATCATTTTTAATCAAAGTAGCTCCACTACCAGCAACTGCTGCAGCTGAGACTGAAGGGCTTAAGTTGTGATTACCTTGTGTTCTTGGGTAAATCTCAATACCATCTTTGAATAGTTTTAATTTAGGTGAATTACCTTCTGCAACCGCAATGTCATTATTTGCGAAGTATCCGCTACCTTGACTAGTTACAGTTAAAGAGTCTAATTGATATCCTATGTTCAATTGTGCTCCACTACCTTCTCCACCTGTTGTTGCTACGTTTGAGAAAACTGTAGGTTTAGATAGACTTGGTGATGAATATACTACTTCTCTTCCTATTACAGATAAAACTCCACCAGAACCACTTACAGATTGAACTGTAAATTGTCCAGTTTGATTTTCTCCTAAAGCAGCTGAGATAGTATTGCCAACCGAATATCCTGTACCGGCCGAAGCGACACTTGTACTTGGACTATCAATTCCATATTTTGGTGTGACTATTGCGCCACTACCTTGTGTTGAAGTAATTGAGTATTCGTTATTTCCTAATTGAGTTGATGATAAGATATTACTTAGAACACCAGGGTGATTTGGTGATGTATCAACTGCAATTGATGTGATTCTACCACCAGCAGGTGAGCTGGCAGCATTCTTTAATGCGCTATCAGTAGAACGTACTACTTTCAATGCATTACCGTATTTTAAAAACGAAGATGCCGTGTAAAAGGAACGAGCATGATAGTCGTCCGGTTTACCAAATTCGTTTGCGAGTTCCGTTTCCGAACCAATGAGTTGTATTTCCTCGATAGGTCCCCAACGGAATTGTCCGGCATAACCACCAATAGAGGTAGAGACCGCCGGTACTACATTTGTTAAGTCGATTTCTTTGACCTCGACCCCTGCAGATACTTGGAATGCCATGGTTATTTTCCTTTGTCAGTTAGTTTAATTATAAGTTGGATACATAACAAGATTTTTTATCACTCATTTACTTTTCTATTTATAGATAGTAAGTTTTAGAGAGAATCAAATCTACGTTGTGCTTCAACCACAGTATCATACCAGGTATCACCCATTGACCTTTTTTCTTGTATTACACCTATCGGAGGTAAGTCATCTTCAACTTCTTTTGCAGTTTGAGAATATAACATTTGTTTTAACTCTTGTTCTGATACATTACCAAAAGCTTCAGAGGAAACAAACCAACCAAAAAGAACTAGATTCATTACTAAGTCGTCGTGATTACCATCACTTGCAGCATAACTTCCACCTCTTACTTCAAAGGTAGTTAATTCTTGAATAGTCTCTTCATCGACTATATGTAATTTTCCTAACTCAATAATATCTTTTAAATTAGAACATCCAATCCGTTTAGTCTTTTTAGTCATAGTTACTCCGACACCGTCTGACCTTACGGTAGATTCTACAAATAAATTCTCATATTCATATTCATAGTAAATTGAATTACAGACAACTTGACCGATATCATTATTTTCTACAATAACAAGAGCATCATTATATTGTTTAGCTACTTTAATAATTAAGTCTGGTAATATCAAAGGACTAATTAAATTATCTCTAAATGTTGCAACTTGTTTAAAATAATTTTGTTTAACATCTATAACATTAAAAGTTGAATAATCTTGGCCTCGACCTTTTGATACGTCGACAGTCATAATATAAACGTGCCCTGGCTCTGGATTCTCATATATTTTTAAACCATCTTTATATTTTATAAACTTAGATGATTTCAAACCAAGTAAACATGTTGGAGATATTAAAGTATTAGAAGTACCAAGAAAGTTATTACCAAACTCTTGTTCGAACTGAAGCTCCGATGTATTAGATATGGTTTGTTTCTTCCACTTCTCATCTCTACCTGGTACATCCCACCAATCAACTCGAAATGGTTTGAACTCATTATCATTCTGTTTAGCACCTTCATATAATTTATAATATAGATTACCAACCCCATGAGCGGTAGATGTGATAATGACTTTTGTTTCGGTACCTGCGGTAATTACTGGATAAGTAGAAGTATAAAATTCATTTGCTCCTTCAACGAAAGCAAACTCGTCAAGGAATAATAAGTTAACCGAAAGACCACGAATAGATGATGCTGATGTGGCTCCTGCTATAATTTTAGAATTATTAGAGAAAGCCATTGAACCTTTATTTAATTCTTTAGCACCAGGTTGTAAGAAGTGTGGTAAATTTTCTAAAGCTAAGGTTACACGAGCTAACATCTCGCGCGCGGTGGCTCCTTTATTTGCAAGGATAGCAACCGTCTTATCTGCGTTAAAGATAGCATACCATAAAATATAAACAACCGAACAGATTGATTTACCTGATTGGCGACATGCAAGAACTATGTTAAAACGATTCCGATTGAAATGTTCAAACATCTTCTTTTGATAACTATAAGGAGTAAAAGGAATTAAACCTTCGTCGAGTGATATTACCTTTACATATTTTTCAGCAAAGTAATTCACGTCGTTCATACATTTGGCGTATTCCTTTACTTCCTCTTCGGTAAATTGGTGTTCAACACCATCTCTCTTAACGAGAGCATTACCTAGATATCCTGCACTAGTGTTCGGGAGTGACATCGATTGCTTTCTTAGTTTCTCTCAAAGCCTTCTGTAATTCTTTGGTAGAGCCAACAAAGATTGCATTATTAGTCGTCCGATTTGAAACTGCGTCTTTACCTTGAGTAATTTCTTTTCTCTGTTTCTGAACTTGCAATAGCTCTTTTGTTAAGTCTCCGGTTTGTTTTATCATATTAGATAAAACTTCGAAAGCTCTGGGATGTTCAGTCTCTGAAGCAATAACTGATAGGTGTTCTAATGCTTCAGTAGATTGGCCAATTAATTTTTTTAAATTCTCACGAACGAATGCAACATCCGTCTCTGTGTCGTGAACAATATCTTCCGCATGAGATTGAAGTTTCACTGGCGCGGGTGGGTTCTCCATATTTGATTGAAGAGCCTTCATCATCTTGTCTTTTTTCTCACTCATATTAAATTATCTTTGGTCCAGTAAATCCGAATGTAGTTGTCGCTATGAAGTTATTTGGTGATGAATTAGGAGAATCAGTTGAAACTTTAACACCTGAGAATGGTGATAGATGTGTTGCAACCGCTGCACCTTCTGGTGAATTGTGGAAATAAACTTCTGCAGTTTTAATAATTGCTGATTTAGCAACTGAACCATAGAAATTAATTTTCATAGTAAATTCTAGAGTATATGTTAATACTCTAGATGATTCGTAATCACCTTCATAGTCATCATTTAGTGTTACTGAATTTAAAATGATTGGAACATCCATAGTCATACCTGGTCTATGGAAGTCTTTTATACCAACCGTATAATCGGGTTTAAATGTTGGTAATATTTGTTCTACAATTTGTAATGCTGAATCTTGGTCTTTAGCGATAACAGTTAATGTAATTCCAAGATTATAAGGTACCCCTTGAAATAAAGTATTTCTTCTTTTAGGACTATCAGCGCTTACTGGGTAAACCAGTTTATTCATCTTATTAAGAGTACGAGCAGTGTCATAATCAATAGAAGATATTTCGAAAGACATTCTGGGTAGCTTAATTGAAAGTCTATCGGTGTCGGCTCCTGCATCATTTATTTTGCTTATAAACTTTTGTGTAGGACCATAAGCAATCGGTACCCTTTCTTTTGCTTTACTTGGTTTTGTATAATAAAGATTATTAAACAGAGTTCCAAACACCGCTATGGACTTTCTGACCGTCTGATTGTAAAATGGAGTTCCGCTAAGCATTTGGTAATCCGAATGGGTTGGAGATTGAGAAGTCTATAAAATTATTTCCTATTGTTTCAAATTCTGAGTTATCTGAATCGGGGTCTACTGATTCCATCTGGGCCAAGTCAGTAGCCAAGTCTGTTCCTAAATCTGTTATAGTATAACTTGCGGCAGATGTTTCTCCTATAATGTTGTTTCCGTCTACTACAAATGTAATATTTGGTGAATCATCAAATCCTTGTATTCCATAGACATCTAAGTACTTATTAGTAGAATCCCAAGCTCCGACTTCAGCCGATATGGTTCGTGTACCTCCGGTAGATGCATCTGGTATAATTTGAGAAATATTTTCTCCAATTTGATAGTCGCCTGACCCAGTTCCTAAAGTTAATCTTTGTCTGTCTGCAAATTTAGTTTCATAAGTATCAATTATATCAACTCCGGTATCGATATCTTCTCCGTTATATCTAAAGAGCTCACACTTTAATTGAAATGTTGGAAGATTTTGTAATTGATAGAATGGGTCTTCTGCTTCAACAAAAGTAATTTCAAAAAGACCTTTTGCAAATGGAAGATAAATTAAATCACCTTCCATCGGCCTTCTAGTAACAGACCTATCTAAATCGGTATCACTTGCAACATGTCGGCCAATCAATTGTTCCCATCGACGATTTGCGATAACCAATGTTACTTGGTCTTTGATTTCAAGGCCAAACTTAGAAAGTAAATCACCTTCACCTTCATAACCATCTACATTAGCAACATATGCTTCAATCATATATGAAGAACCAAATGAACTTAATTGGTCTTCATTAAAAATAGAGTCTTCATTGACTATTTTGCGGGGAATGTAATAAGCATCATGGCCATAGATTCTTAAACCTTCTATGGTTATGTCTTCATAAAGATTTTGTTCTGAGGTTGTTCCTTGACTAAAGTATACATTTCTTGGCATAACATATTTAACCTATGAAAAAGTGAGGTGGCATCTCATGTTTAAGAAGCATCTCTTCTTCTAACTTAGTAATTTCTTCTCTAGCGTCATCAAAAATCTGTCTACCATTAAGAGTAACTCCACCTGGTAGTTGCATACCCTCGAATTTAATTAAATTGGTACCCCATTGTCTTTTTATAAGAGCGGTAAGATATTTCTTTAAGAACATATCATTATAAACATCAGTAAAAGTATCGGGGTCGACTACTTCATATCCATCAAAAATAAGATAATTACCAACACCTAATCCACTAGGACTTTGATAAGTTTCTTCACTAAAGAATGTTACTCTATTTTTATGTCTACTAAATTCTAATTTTTCAGTTACTCCATTAATGTTTCTTTGAATAAGAGACATATATTGTTTCGTAATTTCATAATTAACTAATCCACCACCATAAGGTCCACCTAAATCAAATATATCATTTAAATGTAATTGATAATCTACGCTAAACATTCCAGCAGTTGAACCTGAAGCCTGTATGTCTAATACGTTATTAACTGATAAGAAAGTGTTAGGTATTTCAATATAACCATTATCAATATCTGTTTGAGTTAGCTGATGTTTACGAAGATTTCTTACAACCGCATCTCCGTGATATTCTTGGTAATACTGAATAGCTTCATCAACTCTATCTTCGAGTTGGTCTTCATCTACATTAATCTCAATGACAGGAGCACCAAGAGCTCTTAAGCAATAATCGATAAGTGTTTCTCTGCTATTTGGTTTTGCCATATTAAATCCTTTATTCTATTTATACAATTAATGGAGGTCTACCCACGCTCCACCCGCGTATCCTTGAAACTTATCGACAGTTGAGTTATATATCACCATTCCATTTACAACTCCAGTTGCATTGTTTCGTTGTGTGGTTGTGAACGAACCAAATTGAAATAATTTCTGAGTCCCAACTGAAACTTTACCATTGAGTTCAATTGTTCCGCCTACAATCTCAACATCGTCAGTTCCATTGGTTATCCGCAAATCTTCAATAGCACTGTTTCCCGAACCACTTATTTGAAAAGTGCCTGAATCGTAGTTAGTACTAATAAATGCATTATTGCCATAATTTGAAGCTTCGCCAAATTGTAATACCTCAACTTGTTCAGAATCTGCAGTTATTTGAACTATAGAATTGCCGGTGCTATTCTCAAACCGCACCTTGTCATTTACATCAACATGAAAACCTGTAGCAGGATTAACATTAATACCGATATCACCGTCTGATGCAATTCTTAATCTCTCGACATTAGCAGTCTCAAAAGTAATAACATCGTTTGACGGAAATCTTATTGAAGTATTGGTATCACCGCTATGTACGATTTTGTCGCCGACTAATAAATTATTTGGTATTGTTACAGTACCGTCATTACCCCAAGTCATTTGCGGGTCGTGTGTATTATCTCCATAGTTAGCAAGATTTAAATCGCCAGTATTACTAATATACCAACCTTTGACATAAGAAGAGCCCCATGTATTATTACCAAAGTTATAAACCCACCGGCTGGCATCAGTGGTCTGTAAGTTTAATAGAGATGGAAACCCTTGGAAGCTACCAGTACCCGCTGAGTTAGGAATTGTTATAGCAGTGGCAGTTGTAGTTCCAGTTACCTGTAAAGAACTTGCTCGTGTTGTGCCTAAATCAACCAAATGAGTAGTGGTCAATCCGATTTCAACATTTCCATCGTTGTCTTCGCTTTCACCACCAAGGCCACCTTTAATTACAACTTTACCACCTGGGCCAGAGAAGTCATTATTCTTTCCTCTAATTATTAAACCAGACGACCCAGCAGTTGATAAAATTTCTGAACTGCTAACTGTACCAGTAAAGGTTGGATTAGAGAACATTGTAGCTTTAGATTCATTAGTAACATTACCTAAACTAATAGCAGTTCTAAACGCAGAACTGGAATTTACTGTATAATTGTTTCCGCCAGTAGTCCCTATTGTTATACGTTCTACATCGTCAGTACCAATGTTAATACTACCTGGCCCGTCAGCATCACCACCTTCGGCCCCTGCCTGAATATTTACGTCTCCGCCAGTACCATTGTTAGAAGTTCCTCCTTTTATGGTTATATCATATCCGCCACTTGCACTATCGGGCTGAATCGTAATATTATTAGCACCGGCAATACGAGATAAATCCACGTTGCCGGTAAAGGTTGGGTTGCTAAACATTGTGGCTTTGGATTCATTGGTAACATTGCCTAATCCAACATGACTTGCGGTTACGCCTGAAACAGTTCCAGTAAATGTCGGATCGGTGAACATCGTGGCTTTGGATTCATTGGTAACATTGCCAAGCCCAACGTGACTTGCGGTTACGCCTGATACTGTACCAGTAAAGGTTGGATCAGTAAACATTGTGGCTTTGGATTCATTGGTGACGTTACCTAATCCAACATGAGTTGCAGTAACTCCACTTAC